AACTGCTGCTAACTTTTCAGATGCTAGAGGAGTTCAAGTACAGGCTCAGAATGCTGTCAATGAAGCTATCCGACACATCAATCAAAAAGAATTTGCTTACCCATTCAATCATGCGACTAACAGTTCTACTCTAGTTCCGGGAGTGGTTCGCTACAGTATACCCACTGGTACAAAATATATAGATTACAATACTGCTAGAATAAAAAGAAATACTGCACTTAGCTCCTCAGGCATTAACTTAAAAAAGATTAACTATAATGAGTATATAAGTAAAGACCTTGCAAGCCAAGAAGATGAAATTGTATCTACCACATTAAATGGATCACATACAAATTCTGTAACTATACTTACCTTAGCTTCTTCTACAGGCTTCTCAGCAGAAGGCTCTGTCTATGTAGGTAGTGAGATAATTTCTTATACTGCTATCTCAGGCAATACTCTTACAGGCTGCGTCAGAGGTGATGGGGGCACTACAGCTGCAGCATACGCTACTGGCGTAGTGGTTACACAGTTCGACAATGGTGGTATGCCACAAATAATTGTACGTACACTTGATAACAACTACTTGCTCTACCCTTACCCTGATAAAGAATATACATTACTGTATGATTACTTTACGTTTCCTGATGACTTAGTTGCACACGGAGACACTACTACAATTCCAGATAGATTTAAACCTGTTATTACAGACGGTGCTACTGCATTCTTGTATCAATATAGAGGTGAGGTACAACAGTACCAGCTTAACTTTGAGCGTTTTGAAGATGGCATCAAGAACATCCAGAGCTTACTAATTAATAAGTATGATTATATTAGATCCACAGCTATAACAATGCCTACCTCTGGAGTGCCTTTTTAATGCCAGACAGTTCTCAAGTACAACCTGTAGCATTTAATTGTGAGGGCGGTTTAGTATTAAACCGTTCTTCTTTTCTTATGAAACCGGGTGAGGCTTTAGTTCTAGAAAACTTTGAGCCTGACGTTGAGGGTGGCTACAGGAGAATAAACGGACACCGTAGGTACATCAATCAGATAGTTCCAGTTACCTCTGCTGACTCAGAGAAAGTTATTGGTGTAGCTACTTTTGGTAATAACGTTTTAGCTTGCAGGGGAGAGAAGATATTCTCTTCTACTTCAGATGAGATAAAAAGTTCTATAGCTATTAACACATCTATGTCTGGTTCTGGTACAATCAAAGTAGAATCTGTTGCAGGGTTTGCGACAAGTGGTGCATTTCAGATTAACTCAGAACTGTTTACCTACACAGGCGTAGATGCAGCATCTAGTCCAAATGAGTTTACAGGTGTGACAAGAGCTAGAGAAGGTACGTCAGCTGCTGCCCATTCTCTTAGTGACGTTATCTCAGCCAACTGGACAGAGATAGATACAGGTAGAACCAACGCCTCTAAGTATAGGTTTGAACGGTTTAACTTTGATGGTAATGAAAAGATTGTATTTGTTGATGGGGTAAATGCACCTGTAGTTTTTAACTTAGCTCTTAGTGCTGTTGATGTTAGTGCTAGTGCTGTTGTAGGTTCTAAGTTTGTTGTCTCCTATAAGTCTCATATGTTCTATGCTGGTAAGTCTACTACCCCAGAACTATTAAACTTTAGTGAGGGCTTCAACGAAGATGGTTTTAGTACGGGTGGATCTTTACCTGCAGGGAGCATTAGAGTAGACGATTCAATCACAGGAATTAAAGTCTTTCGTGATAGCCTCTTTATCTTTTGTGAGAACAGAATATTTAAACTGACGGGTAATACCTCTAGTGACTTTGCTATTGTACCTGTTACGAGAAACATTGGTTGTATCAACGGTGACACCATACAGGAATTTGGCGGTGACTTAGTATTCCTTGGGCCTGACGGATTACGGACAGTTGCTGCTACTGCAAATATTGGTGACACAGAACTAGGTACAATAAGTAGAAACGTGCAGTCTATCTTTGACGCTAACATCAAGGACTCCTCCTCGTTTGAAAGTGTTGTTGTACAAGACAAGACGCAGTACAGGATATTCTTTACTAAAGAGAACCAAGCAGTTAATACTACACGAGGTATTATCTGTGTCATGAGAGAAGATGGTTATGAGTTTTCTGAGATACGTGGTATAAAACCCTCTTGTACAGATACACTTGTACAGGCTGGTAATGTTATAGTATTACATGGAGACTTTAATGGCTTCATACACAGACAAGAAAAGGGCAATACCTTTGACGGTACACCCATGCTAGGTAAGTACAGAAGTACTGACTTGTCTTTTGGTGACACAGGCATCCGAAAGCATATGCAAAGAGTTATTATTAACTACAAACCAGAATCTGCTATTGACGCAGACCTATTAGTAAGATATGATAATGAGAACGCAGACTCTCCTAGACCTGCGGCATACCCTTTAGATTCTACTGTTGTAGCTGCACAGTTTGGTTCAGCTATATTCAGTGTTATAGGTGGTGCAGTTAGATTTGTTTTTGGTGGGGCTTCCCAACCGCTTGTAAGACAGCCTGTAGAAGGCTCAGGCTTTTCTGTAGTTTTAAGAATAAATGATGGTGGTGAGTCGGCACCTTATTCACTTAAAGGTTTCCAACTCGAATATCAATTAGGAGCAAGACGTTAAATGGGCGCTACATACACAAGACAATCAACCTTTACTGATGGCGATGTCATTACTTCGGACCTGTTTAACAACGAGTACGATCAGCTTCTAGCTGCCTTTGCTGCTAGTTCAGGCCACACACATGACGGTACTGCTGGTGAGGGTGGTCCTATTACTGGACTACTAGCAGACAATATTACTATTGGTACAAATGCTGGTGACATAACTATAAACTTTAATGGCGGTAGTAATGACGGTGCTTTTAAGTGGATGGAAGATGAGGACTACTTTGAGTTCTCTGATGACATACTTATTGCTACTACAGAGAAGATACAGTTTCGTGATACTGCTATCTTTATTAACTCTAGTGCTGATGGTCAGCTAGATATTGTAGCCGACACAGAGATACAGATTGCTGCTACTACTATTGATATTAATGGTAACGTAGACATAAGTGGTACTCTTACTGTCGCTGGCAATTTTACTTTTGGTAGTGCAGTTATTTCGGAAGCTGAACTAGAGATACTAGATGGTGCTACTGTAACAACTGCTGAGTTAAATATCCTTGATGGAGTTACAAGCACTGCTGCAGAAATTAATCTTTTAGATGGTGTAACTTCTACTACAGCAGAGTTAAACATCTTAGACGGAGTTACCTCAACTGCTGCAGAGCTAAACATATTAGATGGTGTAACTTCTACTGCCGCTGAACTTAATTTACTTGATGGCGTAACGTCTACTACAGCAGAGTTAAACTTACTTGACGGTGTAACCTCTACCACAGCTGAGTTAAACATTCTTGACGGTGTTACAAGTACTGCAGCAGAACTAAACATTCTTGACGTAAGCAACAGTACAATAGGTGATCTAACTGAGATAAGCACTGCAGCTAATGATGATGTATTCTTAGCCCTTGATACTTCTGGTGGTGGACTTAAAAAGATTACTAGGAGTACTATCCTTGCAGGCTCTGGTTCAAGCTCAGATATAGCTAACGTTGTAGAAGATACTAGCCCACAGCTAGGTGGAAACCTAGACATGAATGGCAAGGACATTGTTACAACTTCTAATGCTACACTTGACTTAGCACCTAACGGCACAGGTACAGTAGTTGTACGAGGCAATACTAACTCAGCCGCTATTGTATTTAACTGTGAAAGCAACAGCCACGGCCAAAAAGTATTTGGTCAACCTCACTCAGCTAGTGTAACAAATACTCTTATGTTGCCTGCTGGTGCTAACTCAACTCTATTGTCACGGGTATCTATTGACACACTAACAAACAAAACTTTAACATCCCCTAAGATTAACGAGGATGTAGTGGTAACTTCAACAGCTACAGAAATAAACCTTCTTGATGGTGTTACTAGTACAACAGCAGAGCTTAACATATTAGACGGAGTTACTAGTACTGCTGCTGAGTTGAATATACTTGATGGTGTAACCAGTACGGCTGCAGAACTTAATATCTTAGACGGAGTTACTAGTACAGCTACAGAACTAAACTTGTTGGATGGTGTTACTTCTACTACAGCAGAGTTAAATATCTTAGATGGTGTTACATCAACAGCAGCAGAGCTTAACCTAGTCGATGGTCTGGTGGGCATTGTTGCAAAGACAAGTGCCACAGGTTCAGCCCTGTTGCCCACTGGTAATACAGCCCAGCGAGATGGCTCACCAACTACAGGTGCATTTCGTTTTAACTCTACCCTGACTGCATTTGAGGGCTACAATGGTAGCGCATGGGGTTCAGTAGGTGGTGGAGCAACTGGTGGTGTCGGAAATGAAATGTTTTACGAAAACGACCAGATAGCAGAC